TGCTTGATGGTCGGTGGACACAGAATTAAATCTGCGGCACCACCCGCTTCATAGGTATCTTTGATGACATTCTTAATGCCAGCTTCCGTAATAGAAGCAGTGGCACTAGATTCTGTCATCGCAGTCGTACCTGATGTACCAGCAGCCGGTGAACCCGATCCCGGATTCATCGATACCCAGTTGGTAGCAAGCCAAGCAGGAACACCAGCCGATGCTCTGGCTGTGGTTGAGTCACCGGCAGCACGCACGATATTCTGAAGTAACATAACTTCCATATCGCGCTTCATGCGCTTGCCGTTTTTGGCTAATTGATAAGCCTGGTGTTTGCCGTGTCCGGCATAGTTCACTGCATCATCAGTACCAGATGTTTGCGAAACATACTGTGCAATCTGGCAGTAATTTCCTAGCCTCGTTGGAAGTACCCTGGCGTCAGCAGCAATGCTGTCGTCGCCTTCTATATTTCTATTCACAGCGCCAGCGGTGATAGAGTCAGTCTGCCATTCAAAGAACGTATTATCTACGCTCTGCTTGGAGCATCCCGACATGAAGGGGGTATCCATAGGTGCTATAGAATATATTACGTCTGATAATTGTTCACGAATCGCAACGGAACTATACGTTAGCGATGTGTTCGTAGCAATTGCCATTAAATATTCTCCCTATTAAGAGTTCATCATATCTTCCAGCAAAGTAACCGCGTCATCAACGTGGCCTGTTCGCTGTAATCGTTTCATTTTCGCAGTACGGGTCTTTTTAGAACCCTCACTTCTGGTTGCACTACTACCGCTTCGGACAACTCTAGGTTTGTTTTTGACCTTCTTCGTTTTTAGATCAGCATTCTGAATCTGGTCATAACGCCTAGCTTTATCCAAAACAACAATAGATCGCCAATCTATCAATCCGTTGAGTTCTTCTTCAGAGAACCCCTGCTCAAGGCCAAACACGCGTAACTCAGAGATAAGTTTTGGTTGTTCTTCAGGGTCTTGAAGTTCTGGTATAGCCTCTACCAGAAACTTGGCATTTTCAGCCTTTGCCTGTTGAAACAATCTGTCATTCTCTACTTGAGCATTCGCTACTGCTTGATCTCTTTGAGCTTGAAGTTCTCTTACTTTCTCTTTTCCATCCTGTTGTTCCTGACGCTTGGTCATATATTCCAAGGGATCAGTCATCTTCAGTGTTTCCCAATCTACATTGGCAAACTTATCGAGATTAGAGTTTTCAAGGATACTATTAAGTGTTGCTTCGTACTGCTGTCGTTCTGCCTGAATCTGCTGGTATTCGGCTGCCATATGTTGCTGGGCATTATCGAATTCCTTTCGTTGTTCAGCCAGGTCTTGAGTTTTTCGAGTGAAACTAGACTGACGGGAATACCCATTAAGAAGCTCATCAAGGGTAACTTCAGATTCTTCACCGTCTACTTTGACAGCGAATAGAAGTTCCTCGACATCTCCTTCGTCCTCTTCACCTTCTTCGGATTCCTCCTCAAATTCCTCTTCGGGTTCTTGACCCTCCGGTTCCTCTTCAGGTTCCCCTTCAGATACCGCTGCTTCCTGCGGTTCGGCTTCCTCGGATTCTGCGTTTTCTTCCGAATTCAAAATACCAAGAATTGCCTCTTGTGCTTGCTGCACACTACCTTGTAAATCTTCTACTTCTGGTTGTGGGGCTGGTTGCTTGTCCACGGGCTACCTCCATAAAAAAACCCGCTAAAAAGCGGGTTGGGTTAGAAAGGCTTTTTAACCTTTATATGTAAGGGGATTGTTTCTTTAACATATCAGTCATCTTGCCAGTTGTTATAACTGATTCAAGATGGTACTTGATACGAGAAAGAAGTTGTAACCCCAGCCAGATTGACTCTCTGGCTTCCGATTCATTACTAGATGAGTTCTCCCATCTGGTAAGAAGTTCGGTTCTTAATACATCAAAACTTTCAAGAAAAAGTGGATCAGAAAGAAGACGCTTTGCGTGTTCTTCTCTTTGTTGTTCGTCCACTTTTAGTACGAAATTTTACTAGATTTTTTCTTGTGTGGATTGCTCTTAAATTTAGCAGCCCATTCTTTGGCTTTTTTCAAAGTCTTGAATATTCTAGTCTTTCCGCCATAGATAGCTTTATAGCTACCATCAGGCAGTTTCGTAATTGCCATATCTTTATCCTATAGCTACTGGTCTGTTCTGTTGTGCTTCAAGTCCAAGTTCGGCTACTTTCAGTTGTGCATCCATCTGCGCTTCTGCCGCATCCTGTTGAACTTTCTGCGCCTTGATCTGGACTTCAGCCGCTTTGATTTCCAGTTCCTTCTGCTTATTCTGCATTTCCATTTGCGCCATTTGCTCCTGCGGAGATGGCTGCGGTGGAATCTGAGATGGGTCGGTCAGGAAGTCATCGACATTCTGAAAACCCATATTACGAATAAGAGCAGCCCCAATATTATACATATTCTGCTCGTTTACGATCCTAAGACCACCCTGCATTGCCTGGGATGCAAATTGTAACATGGAAGAAAGGTGCATCAACTGCTGGTCTTTATTCCCATGCCCCAGCCCTACGGCTACAGTGCAATCCATCTTATCCCGCCACATATCCGGGCGAACTTCTATCCACTGATTCCTTAAAAGAACCACTCTTTCCTTGTTCTGGTTCTTCTGTACCAGTTCATATATTGCAAGCATAAGGTCTTTTACACCTGTTTCAGCAAAGTTTCTTGCAATTAACTCCACCCTTGACTGCGCTGCGGTCATCACAGAATTAACAGCAGTAGCAGTAGTATGGGAAGTCAGGGCTTTATCGTTAAGACCTTGTGAGTATTTATTAACCCCGGCCCGTGATTCCCTGACACTATCCAGATATTCCAGCATCTGGAAGGTATAGGGTTCTAGTGGGGGAGTAGTCAGGGGCATGACAGCATTAGGGGATTTAACCCTGACCACCCCGCCCGGTCTTTGTGTGAGCAAATCATCCAGGTTCGCTTGGCCTTCAAGAACTGCGTACCTACCAAAGTTCTGGTTGTACATATTGTCCATGAGATTTCGCATCAGACTGCTCTTAATTAACTGAAGATCCATAATGAGGTCTGCCACGGATAAGCCAAAAAACTTGTGTGGTATTTTGATCGGGGTAATGGAAATAAAGGGAACCCTGTCTACAGGGTCATTAGCAAGGACTTTATCCCCTATGCTACAGACCTTTCTCAGTTCCGCTAAACCGTCATTATCCCAATCTGTCTTCAGGTAACTCTCATACAGCCAGTATTCCCTTAATGCTTCTTCTGCTTCAGTTTCCGTAAGTCCAAAATCAATACTTCTGTCAAAATCAAACCTTGCCTGTCTTTCACCGGACAATGACCCCATCTCGTCATCGCCGCTGGACAGTTCATCCGGGTCTACATCAAACCCCATCTCCTTGAGTTCAGTCAGGGTCTTTTTAACCCTATGACAGGCAAAACGACTATCTTCAATAGATTTGGCTTCCCTGGAAATGAGGAATTCTTCAGGGGGTACGTTTTCAACCATGACTTTGCCATTCACCATCTTCCTGGTAACCACAACGTCATTTGTGAAGTCATCATTCCTCGTATGCTCGACAACTTCCACTTCTTCAGAGGCTAGAAGGGCATCCAGTTCAAGCTCGGTCAGGTTCTGATATTCCTCACGGTCATTTTCATCGGTTTCATCCCACCAAACCTTAACTATGCCGTTTTTCTGCAAAAGTGCATCAGAAAACCACGTATAGAGGATTTCCCAGCCTGAATTATCCTTAGTAAAAATGTGGTTTATATACTGAGAAGCCTGTTCAGCAGCGTCTACATCTTCAGGGCCGACAGGAGAAAATGAAACCATGTTCTCACCAGAGGCGAATACCCTCATAAGGGATGGTTTTATCCACTCAATAGTATCCGCAACGGTGGAATCTACGAATTGGGAGCGTCCTTCCACTTCATTACCGAACGGACGGGCATAGTAATACTCCATAGCCTGTTCCCTCTGTTTGGATATGTCATCGTTATATCCCAACGCATCGGTAATTTCTGTTTGTATTCTTGATACTAGTTCTTCATCAATCACTAAATTATCCCTAGATTCCTGTATTTGATTTCATTATCCCAAGTAGGATCATCGCCAGCCACCGCAAAACGCTGCGACATCGCTGCATATCGAGTTGCTGACATCAAATCATCCCTTAAAGGCACGATTTTTCCATCTTTTCTGTGGTACATACGGAATTCCGAGAACCACAAGCCTAAAGTATTAAAGACCTTGAATTTGTCATCTTCCATTCTTTGTAGAATGTCCATAATGCCTACTTCTATGGAGTTCCCGCCCTTCTTCTCACCCAAAGCAGGAGGGTTTTCAAAATGAAAAGGTAACATATTGACCCCCATATTCCTGTATTGCTCTGCAAGACCAGGATTACCCATCGAATCACGCCTGTTTCCATCGTGGGGCCACG